AAATCATTAAGAGCAGCAGCCAAGCAACTTATTGCTGATTTTGGGGCAGCTTTAGATACTACGATTACTTATTCTGTAAAGACAGAAGGAAGTTATAACGTGGCAGCAGGGAAACAATTAGAAGTTACAACAACTTACGCTGATATAAAGGTTCCTATTGAATTTATTAAATCAGAGCAGGACGGAGAAAGAGAATTAAGACAAGCAAAGTTATATGTTACGCCTGACTTAATAGGAGATCATCAACCTACTTTCAGGGATGAGGTGACATTAAGTTATGCAGGATCAACACATGTGGCTCAGATTCTTGAGATAGACACAAAAAAAGGTGGGCAAGTTTATTTATTTACTTTGCTAGTGAGGTTCTAATGGCTAAAAAAGAATTTAAGAAAACTAAAGAGTTAAAAAATGCAATATTGAAAGATTGGGAAGATCAATCTGAAGCTCATTTAAGTCAATTTATTAATTCCGTTGCTAGTGATTTAGTTGATGTAAGTCCTGTCGATAGTGGATTCTTTGCTTCTAGTTGGCAAGTTTCTAAAACAAGGATGCCGCCAGAGGATCAATTTATTAAAGAACCGTGGAAAACAATCAAAGAATCAAGAAGGGCAGCAAGAAGAGGTGGGGGAAAGGGTGCGCCATCTTACATTGCTCCAAGATACAAAGTCCCAACTAAATATAAATTTAATCAACCTATTTATATCGGAAACAGGGCTGAATATACAGGAAGAGCTTTAGAATCTAAGAACTCTCAAATTGGTGCTTACATTTTGAATGGATCGGGTACATTTACAGAAGGGTTAAGGCAAAAAGTAGATAGAATCTTTACTGATAAACGTCCTAATATAGACATATTAGGGACAGACGTATGACACTTGTAAAGACAAGGGCAGCTTTTGAGAAAGCAGTTACAGACGCAGTAAAGGATGTTGATCCAACTGTAAAGATGGTTTATGACAATGTTGGTTATACAAGACCAGGAAAAACGGCAAAATATATAGTAATGACAGTTAATTTCGGACAAGCTACTCAGCAAGTTCAAGGTGCTGCGACTGCTTTTTATGCAGGATTTGTTCAATGTAGAGTTTATGTTCCAAAAAACAAAGGAACAGCTGTTTTAGCTGCTGTTAGTGATTCAGTTATTACAGGTTTAACGTCCGTTAATGCTTCTGATTATGTTGATACTTATTCTTGCTCACCAAGAGTAAGCAATATATCTGGGCCTGGAATCGTAGTAGACGATCAGGACGAATCTCATTGCCTGGGTGTCATCACTTGTCAGTTTTCAGCAATCGCCTAATATAGTATTATTATCCTATTAAAGTAAGGAATCTTTTATGAGAGCCGTTGAACTCTTGTCCAATAAATTTGGAGTTAGTCAACTATATCAACATGATGTAAAGAAAGATGGTGAAGTTGTTCTTACTATTTTTTGGCATCCATTAACAATCGCTGAAAGAGAAGCTATTCAGAAAAAATCTGGCAAAACTGAAGATGCTAATGATTTTGCTTTATCTTTAATGATTCAAAAAGCCTTAGATGATAAAGGTAAAAGACTTTTTGCTGATGGAGACAGAGCAACTCTTCGTAGAGAAGTTGAAGCTGCTGTATTGCAAGAAATTCAATTAGCAATGCTTGAATCTGGAGCAGATAAGGAGGTAGAAGAGGCAGAAAAAGATTTGAAAAGCGAATAAAGAATGGATCTTTTTATTTTCATTAGCAAAGGAATTAGGTAAAACCGTTAGGGAGTTGACGAGGGAGTTAACAAGAGAAGAGATGGTTAGTTGGGCTGCTTATTTTAAGATTCAAAATGAAGAAATGGACAGACAAAGAGATGCTGTTCAACGAAGTAGTGCTAGTAGAACGCAAACAAGGTAAGATAGATAATATTATTTGGTACGAAAGGAGTGGCTGAAGCTTATACCAAGACACTTGAATTTAGAGCCAAAGATGCCCAAATAAAAAGAGCAGTAGAAAAGCTTGCAAAATCTTTAACTGCGATAGATGAAATTGTTGACAAAATTAATGGAAAATTTGTTAAAAATTTAAGAGGTTCTATTGGTGATATTAGTAAAGAATTAAAGAACACAGTTAAGATTGCGACTGACTTAGGTAAGGTTTTTACTGCAAACGCAGAGAAGGCAAAAAAAGTCACTGCAGAGATGCAGAGACAAAGAATGATTGCCAAGGTTCAGACAAAGAACGAAACCAAACAAATGAGAGAATTGTTTGGATTTTATAATTCTTTAAGGAAAGGGAAAGGACTACGAGTTTCAGCGAAAGAAAGAGGTAGTGGTTTTCTCGGTGGAGGATTAAGGGGATCAGGTGAAGCAGCTTTAAGTACCACTCAAAACGCAGAACTTATAAAAGCTCAAAACAAATTAAAAGCTTTTATGGTGCAAGTGGGTGAGGCTCAAACGGTTTTTGCTCAGAGTGAAAAGGGGTTGTTAAGACAGGCTGCTGGATTTAAAACTTTAGCTTCTAGTATTGATCTTTCTAAAGAAGCGATAAGTCAACAGACGGAAGAATATAAATTATTTCAAAACGCAACTAAAGGACAGGCGATAGCTGAACAGAATTTATTAAAAATAGAGAAAGAAAGAATAAATGTCAAAAAACAATTATTGCTAGGACAAGAATTAGCACCAGCAGCAAAAAAGTTTGGTACTTACGACACAGCCGAAACACTTTTAGCTAAAAGTGATGAAGCGATAGGAAATACTCTTGCTGAAGTTAATTTATACAAAAATCAATTAGAAGATGCTGTTCAATTTATAGAAATAGGTACGGATTTATGGGATCGAACAAATTCAAAAATTGAAGAAATTAATACAAATTTAGGAAAAAATACAGAAACAGCTAAAAGAATAAAAAAAGAAGAAAAGGAGCGTACAAAAGAATTAGATGCACAAAGAAAAATACTTAATGATATAGCAAAAAGAGATACGCAAAGAGTAAAGAAAGGAGTAATGGAACTCTTTGGTGTAATAGGAGGAAAAAGAGGGCCGCTTCCTCAACTTGCATCAATAAATTTACTTTCTAATGGTATACAACAACTAATTAAATTTGTACCGTTTTTAGATAAAAAAATAAAAGCTCAGGTAAGAAGTTGGGCAGAAGTGGGAAAAGTAGCAACAAAAGTATTAGGAGGCATAACTCTTGCTTCTGGTGTTCTAACTAAAACTTTAGGTGTAACAACATGGGTCGCTGATGCTGTAAAAGGATTTATTCAATTTGAAGATGTTGCCTCAAAAGTAATTTGGAGTATTGAAGGACAAATGAGTAAAGCTTTCTCTTTATTTGGAAGGCTTGCTAGAGAACTTCCAAATATAGCTTCTGCGGCAATGATGGTTATGCCTGAAGCCCTTGGGGGAGCAGGTTTACCAATGGGTGACGCTGCTGGCTTCTTTAGTAAAGGTAGTGCTTATAACGAATTAGCCGCAAAAGTACAATCAATAATGTCAGGAAGGAATGAAAGTAGAAGATATGGAAGACAAGGGCCAACTGATTTACAAAGAGATCAAAGAAGACTTGAGTGGTATAACAAGCTTTTAAGCCAAAGAAATAGGACTGCTGACGATTATGTAACGATCTTGAATAAAGCAGTTCAAGTGGAACGGAATATTTCTAGGGAAACAAAAGTACAAGCAGATTTGCGAGCCAGAGCTAATGGTGAACTAGCAAAACAAAGACGTATTCGTCAGGCAGAGATCAGGAGAGAAAGACAACAAAAGAGAAGAGAAAGAAGTACAGGATATTTCAATGCTTTTGATGATAGGGCTGAAGCTTTTGAGTTCCAAAGAGCTGAACAACAAGCTCAGACTTACATGAGAAAGGATGCTCAACGCATGATGACAGGTATAGATCCCAATGAGGATGGCAGAGTAACAAGAGAAGCATGGGAAAGACTTCAAAGAAGACGGAGTTATAGAAGGCAGATGAACGCAAGAACAAGAGAAGGTTTAATGTTAGGAGCTGGTTTCCCTGTTCTATTTGGTGGTGGAATTGGTTCTGTAGCAGGTGGTACTGGCGGTGCGTTGCTTCAGTCAAGAATGGGTCCAGGTGCTGGTTTTGGAGCGCAAATACTTTTAAGTGCTTTAGGTCAGTCGATTGATGCTTTTGTTGTTAAGACAGCAGAGATGGGTAAAGCTTTAGGAGATTTCACAAAGGACACTGGTGCTTTAACCGAAGCAATGGGCCTTGCTGGTACGGCAGAAGGACAAAGGATAAAAAATATACAAGCTGCTGAAGGTGAACAGGCTGCATTTGATGCGGCTGTTAAACGTTTAAGTGCAACGATAGGTGATACTGGAGTTCAAAGGCTGAAAGACTTTGGAGAACAATGGACTGATTTAATGATGAATTTGCAAGCAAAGATGTTAAAGCTTCAGTCTGCTTTAGCAGGTGTATTGCTTGGCATCGATAAGATATTTGGATGGTCGAAATCAGCTAGGGATAAAAGAATAATGACTTTTGCTAGAGAGCAAGGAAACGATGAAGTGAAGAAATTAATTAGGGAATATGATGAAATGCCTAAAGGTATAGGGTTTAAAAAACGTAGAAGAAGGGACAAACAAGAAGAGATTATGGAAAAGGTTATGCCAGATTTTGACAAAATGACGGCTAAAGCTGCTGCGGACAAGCTTTATGGAGGAAGCAAAATAGAAAGCGTAGACAAAGAGATTGAGAGGTTAGAAAGGTTATATAATATGAAGTCAGGTGATAGAGAAGCCTTAGAAAGAACACTTGAAATTGAAAGAGAGGTTGAAGGAGTACAGAGTGGTCAAGTAGATAAATTAAAAGAAAAACTTAGATACAAGAAAGAGCTTGAAGATGCAAACGAAGTACTAAAGAAACAAGAAGAAGAATTAAAAGCCGTATATGACGCAATAGGGGTTTCTATTAGAGATGGATTAGTCGAAGGAATTAACGCAGCAATTGATGGAACGAAGACATTAGGAGAGGTTGCTTCTAATACGTTCAGAAGAATCAGTAATGCCTTATTAAATTATGGAGTCAATTTAGGACTTTCTGCTCTTCCTGGTGGATTAGGTACTTTCTTCCAAGGTGCTTTAGGAATGGCTGGAACTCCTACTCCTCCTGTTGATGTTGCTAGTCAGTTAGGAGGAGTGGGGGCAATGATGGACATAGAAGCAGGTAGAACTAGAGCAAAAGGAGGGCCAGTAACAGGGGGAACTTCTTATCTTGTAGGAGAAAAAGGCCCAGAATTATTTGTTCCAAGGTCTAGCGGTAACATTGTTCCTAACGATGCAATAGGAGGAGCAAATATCGTGATTAATGTTGATGCTTCTGGTTCGGCAGTTCAAGGTGATGGAGGGCAAGCA